TTCTCTTTCATTTGGGTTATCTTTCATATACCACTCCCTAGGCATTTGAACAATCTCGTGATTTTTGAATTTCAAAACACCACCAGTCCAATCTGATAATTGTTTCTCTAAAACGTCTCTTAGGTCTGTTCCTTCTTTAATCTTATTGTATTTCTTCATGCGGTCAAGATATTCTTTACCATGTAGACTTCCTTTGTCATAGAAACTTCTTTCTCCACCCTTAAGTGTAGTCTTGTATGCATCTATATCGTCTGAGAATGAATCGTCTCCAAAGTATTGGTCTGCGTCAATGTGCCATTTATGAACTTCTTGTGCAGTTTTGTAGTTTGCTTTTCGACTTAAGAACTTATTGAGTTTAACTAGTTTAGGATATGAATCGGGAACTGCCCATGTTCCTTCTGTAAGAGTTTCTTCTTGAACTTGAACTGTTGGTTTGAACTTTCTCATGACTTCTTTGTGTTGTTTAGTCATGTCTTTTTTACCAGCATCGATTGCAAGTTCACCTTGACTCAATCCATCATCGTTAATGTCTAGTTTGATTAACTGTTGTTTTTTAAAATAATCTAGTGCCTTTTGAGCAACTCTTTTATTTTTAAACATATACTCTACGTATTCTACCTTTTCTGTAATGTTGTCACCCATTTTCTGCATCATTCTTTGTGCAAGGTCAACAAGTGTAGAGATATTGGACTTCTCCATTCTCTCTTTGTTTTTGTCGTTTACTTTACCATAGATTTGTGTAATCATTGAAGCAGTAAACATATCAACCATTATACCACCAACTTTCTTTGCACTCTTTTTGTCTACAATCTGTTGTAAATCAGGCATAAGGTTCTTACCTTCTGTAAGATTTTCCATTAAACCTCTTAGATTACCACGATATTTGATTTTATCTTTTTTCTCTGAAACGTCTTCGTCTTGTCCGTGGGGTTTTGACCAACCACCACCATGGTCTTCTGCAGTTTTTAATTTACCTAATGCAACATATAAAGGTTGTAAGTCTACACCTCTGTCATAGTCATCTGTTTTACTATAAGTTTTGTCAATCATAAGACCGACTTTGTATGCACTTGAACCTTCTTCGGGTGTTGAGTAAACTGGTTTTTGTTTGATTTTGTTTTTCTTACAATAATCATCAATCATTTTCTTTGCTTTTTCAAAGTCTTTTTTATTCTCAGGTGAAGTGATTCTATCTCCTCTACCACCTCTAAATTGAATGTAGAAGTCTACACATCTAGGATAAGTTGAATCTGAATAAGGTTTGTATTTCTCGTCAAGGATTGACATTATGAAGTCTTCTACATCGTCTTTAGTAGCAACTTCACCATTTTGTGAAGCCCATGTTAGTAAATCATCTTCTACTTTTTTAGGTAAATCTTTTTGTTTCTTTTCATCTCTGAATGCGTCAATATGTCTCTTATGTTTTGTTATAAGTTTTTTCCAATCTCTGTCTCTTGGATACATTTTGATTACTTTCCTGTAATCTTCGTCTAACATATTGAATGAATCTTTGAATGATTCTTCGTTTGCAAACTGAAGTGCAGTTTGAACTTCTTTTGCTTTTAGGATTTTGTTTCCATAAAAGTCTTTAATAGCTTTGATTGCAATATCCATTGCACCACCAAGGTCTAATGCAACCTCGACTGCCTTTCTGACTACTTTATCTTTGACTTTGTTTCTACGGAAATAGGTTTGAATCTCACGTCCTGTAAGTTTTTGTTTTCCGTAAGGGCCGAGTGCATTGACTTTCCCGTCCTTATCTAATACTTTTTTAGCTTCTGCAAAGAGGTTCATGATTAGTCCTCGTCTTTATCTTCGTCTTCGTCCTCATCATCTTCGTCCTCGTCATCATCATCGTCTGACTCGTCTTCGTCTGAATCGTCCTCGTCCTCTTTTTTCTTATCGATTGCTTTCTTCAAAGCAGGTGGTAACTCACCTTCTTTTACTTCTTCTTTCTTCTCAGAATCACCTTTCCAGTTTTTATCGATATAGTCGAAGAATTCTTTTTTCTTTTCTCCGTCTAATTCAGCGGGTGAAGTTACACCAAACTTTTTAAGTGTTGCCTGAAAGAAGTCTTCGTATTCTTTCGAGTTCTTTAAGATTTTCTTTGAATCTTCTATAAGTGATTTAGGTAGGTCGTGTATCATTGGTCTAATTCCCCTTTTTCAAAATAGTTAAACATTTTCTGTTTACCTTCTTCGTTAAGTCTTAACTGTTTTGCAAGTCTACCTAACATATTTCTTTCTACGAGTTTCTCTGCAGATTTTTCAACTGTTTCTTCTGATTGAATTTCAACTTCATCGTCTAAAGGTTTGACACCTGCTTTCTTGAACATTTTTATAAGGTCTTTATCCTTAATCATGTCTCTTTGTTTATTGTCTGCACCCATACCGAATGTTGTTTTCTTGAATCCAGCAGGGTTTTGTTTCTGCATTGCAAGTGCAACTTTAACGTCTGTCATATTAAGAAGTTTTGCAATACCCATAGCTTCTGTTTCACTATCTGTATTGAATACTTTCTTAATCATGTCACCCATTGAAGCCTCAAGAACTAATTCTTCTTCTATAGTATCTTTAAGATACTTAGAGTCTTCTATGTCGGGTAGATTATCGTCTTCTTTAAAGAATGTGGATAATTCTTCGTCAATTTGGTCGGAAAGAATCTCGTCCGCAGTCTTTTCTACACTACCTTCTTTTAGAGCAATGTGGTTACGGACTTCTTCAAGTTTCTCTTTCCAGTTTTCTGATTTATAACTCATAACAGTATTATTTATAATTTTTGGTTCTTTAGGTTGATAATCTTCCTCAGATTCTTCCTACTTATATTAGTCAAAGACAACTCTTTAACCTCGTTAATTATATTTAGTGCAGTTGTCCAAGTCATATTCCCACTGTTATAGGACTTTAATACCCCACATTCGAAGTCTTTACAGATTTTTGGTCTATTTTCATAGACTGAACACTTGTTATCTTCCTGTAAATTCTCACAATTTCCTACAAGACTATAGGTTTTGAAGTGTCTCGTGTGTCTACCCATATCGGTAGCAATTATCTCATATCTTTCAAAGATTCTATTGTTGTCTTGAAATACCTGTCTTTCGTCATTACCATATTCTAGTGTATCAAATAACTTCCCACTACAACATAATCCACACTCAAGACATAAATGTTTCTCAGGCTGTTTTTTCTTTTGTAGGTGTATATACATTATCTATTCTAATCACTAAGTCTCCTTTACCTTTCAACAACCTATGATATTGGTTCTTTAATATAAAGTAATCCTTTCCAATCTCCAATTTAACTGGAAGTTCGTCATCTTTCTGTAACTCCCAATCCGTCCCCAATAACACATGAACCTGTCGTGTGGTCTTATCTCTATGCCAAACTAACTCTCTACCTTCTACTTCTTCACTGAATGTTCGAATAAGGTATTTTCTTTCAGTCCCGTGTTGGGTGTGTTCTGTTTCTGTATAGGGTCTAGTCATCGACTTCGGGGTCAAAGTTATCTGTTTTTTCTTTATACCCATAGAAACTTCCTTCCTTTTCTATATCAAATAAACCATGCACAAAGTTCTCTGCAACATTCTCTGCATAAGTCTCTGAATGGTCATGGACTTGTCTTGTTTCTTTAAAGTTTTCTTTGTATAGGTCAACTTCATAACCTTCTTTTTCTCTTCGAATGATTGCTTTTCTACCTTCATTCCAATATTCACTTATTATCATTATATACTCCTACCAGTAAAAATTACCTCCGTCACTAAGACCTAACTGTTTTGCATAGTAAGGTAATCTACATGCCCAATATGATGCAGTAGTTTTATCTTTCTGTTGTGAACATTTATGTCTTGCAGCGAATGATTTCCTTGCTTTCTCGTTTCCGAGTTTTACTTTGAGACCTGTAGTGTCTCCCCATGTAATCTTTTTAACTTTATCGGTTTGTGGGTCTTTAACATACACATAGTATTTCTTCGGCCCTCCGACTTTTGGTTTGTTGAGTTCGGGTTCTTTGTCTTCGTCTATAGATTCCCACTGAGGACAATCTAATGGTACTAACTCCCCTTCATATACTTCAAACTGTCCGATATCTGTATCTAAAATGTTCTTATCTACTTCTGTAAGTTTATATCTATCTTCCCCGACTAATTTACGTGCTTCATTGATTGTTTCAAAATACATCATAGAACCTAAACGAAATGGATTGTCTAGTAGATTGGTTTTTTCTTGTTGGAGTGTATCAAGTGTTTCATTGATTGCAATTTGAGAAAAGGTTTTCTTTGAATCGTGATATGCTTTTTGGTTTTCTTTTACGTATTTTTCTACTGCTTGACCAGGCGTATCTTCTTGATATGCTTTTACTGTTTCGTCTGTACCCTGTTCGTGTACTCCGTTGTCGTGTTTATTTCCGTTTTTTGCCATTTGGTAAACACCCCTTTTCTTTCAATTTTCTCATTCTTGGTTCTGACCTGTTGTATTTTTGTGATACAATTGATAGGTTAGACTTATCATTATTCATAGGATTGTTATCTTTATGGTGTACGTCCTTTCCTTTTATGTCTTTTCTATCTTTCAGACTTCTACGTGCCTCATTTCTCTTTGCACGTCTTTTAATTTGTTCGGGTTTAGAATGATAACTTTCGTATTCTTTTTTGTAATCTCTATCTTCTTGAGCTCTTTTTACTTGGTCATCTGTTGGAGCACCTTCCTCTCCTTTCTTTCTCATTTTCTCACCACGAGCTTTCTTTGCACGAATGTTATCCCAAAGTCCTTGTTCGTCAACTGATTCATTTTGTTTCTCAGCAGCCTTTCTAGCAGCGTCACGTTTTGCCTGAATCTGTTTGTTGATTACTTCTTTTTCTTTTTGTTTGTTGACCTTCTCTGTTTCTCTTTCGTGTCTATCAGTAAGTGCCTCTAACTCTTCAACATGTCTTTGTTTCATTCTTTCCATTTCTTCGACTTGTTTTGCTTTTAGAATTGCAGCGTCTTCGGCAGCACTTTCTTCTAATTCAACTTCTTCACCAAACTTAAGGAATAGTTTTCCTTTCTCCTGTTTCTTATCGGTGACTTTCATTCTAACATATGAACCCAACTGGTTAATCATTCCGATTCCTTTTTCGGGATTCTTTTCATATTCCTTTTCAACCATTTTCATTATGTTTTTGAAAATGTATTCTAAGATACTTCTCCAATCAGTGACAAGTTTACCTTCTTTTACTTCACTCATCATAAGTGTAGATAATTGATTGACCACTGTCGTTAACATAGGTGTAGGAATTGTAGATAGAACTCTGATTTGGTCTTTAGTTAAACCTTTAATTTTCTTGAGTTGTTTTTTGATATCAACTGCTTCTTCGATTGACTCTGATTTACCTTGTACTTTCTTTGCAAGGTCTTGGTCTGCACCACCCCATGTTCCTTTTGATTTTGTTACAAAGGAATTAACGCGTGCATGTCCCCATTGTTCGGGTGTAGTGCCTGGTCTATGTCCACCTTTCCAAGCTGCAACTCCACGTTTGTATACTTGTTTTAGAATACCAACTGGCATTCCACTCTTGTCTGCTTTCTTTTGTAGAGATTTATCGGCTGCACCTTCTCCAAACATCTTCTTATACTTCTTAGTGTGTTGTGAAGGTTTTGTTTCTGCTTCTTTATCGCCTGGTGCTGGTTTAAATGCGTCTTCACCTTCTTTATCTTTGTTCTTATTGAAGTGTGAGGCACGTTTATCTTTTGTAGACTGAGACATTTCGTCTCCGTCTGCGTCTTTTGCATAATACTTCTTAGGTTGAGAGCCTTTCTTACCCTCAACTTCTTTATCTTGTTGTGTCTTACGTAACTTCTCTCTTATTATTTCTTCTAATAACATACTACTATTTAGTCCGTTTTGCGTCTAACTCTCTCTGTTTCCAGTTGAGTGCAAGTTTGTTTTTAGGGAATGAAGTAGACCAACCTAGTAGTTTACTGTATAATGAATTTGCTTTTTTGTCAAGTGTTGCAAGGTCATCATCATTCTTAATCTCTACAAAGTCTCTACCAAAAATTGATTTATATTCCTTTGCATTCTTTTGTGCAGCGTCCCAATCACCTTTTACAATTTCGGGTGGTAGTTTTCTAGACCTTAAGTCATTTCTTTTTTGTGCATTGTCTAGACTTGCATTAACAAATACCATTTTGTATTCGTATCCTAATGTGTCTAACATTTTTTTATAGTTCTTAATCTTAGTTGACTTTGCACTTGTAGTGTCAAAGATAAGACCTAGTCTTCCTTCGATATATGCATCTAAGTTTTTACCTGTAATCTTTTTTGCTTTTGCACGGATAGGGTCTACTTTATCAAAGTCTGCACTTCTAAGGTCAAGTGACATTCCTGCTTTCTTTAGTCCGTTCTCAAATGCTTTATCAGTGTTGACCATTTTTAAACCAAGTGCAGTCAAAGCTAATTTCTTTACAACTGCAGATTTACCACTGCCTGGCCCACCACTTAAGAAAACTGCTTTGAAAGTGCCTGGGTCATAGACTCCTTCTTGTATCAAATCTTCTACCATGTAGTGTGGTAGTGTTCCTTCTGCAATACCCATTCCTTTACGAATGTCGTTGTATAGTTTCTGAATCAACCCTTTATTCTTTGTTGGAACACCTAATTTGAAATTGTCAAAGTCACCCTTCTCTGCATATCCTCTGAGTTTACTTGCAGACATTCCACTGACATCATCTGCATCGGGGTCTCTCTCACCAGCAGATATGACATTGATTTCGTCAAATTTATAGAATCCGTGTCTTGCTTTTACACCATTGTATTTGTTTAGTAGTGTTTCAAATTCTCTAATTCTATCTGACCCAACAACCATAGAGATTCTTTTGTATTTTTTCTTGTGTAATTCTGTTGCAATCTCAAATACTGTTCTTGCATTTACGTCTGCAACAATTTTTCCAAAGAAATTTCTGAGGTATTTGATTTTATCTTTATGTGATAGTGGATTTTTTACCTTGTCATTTGAGTGTGAGGTAAATAACAGAACGTCATCACCTTTTGATTCTTTCTTAAGTTTTGCAACTAACTTCCCATGACCTGTTGTAGGTGGATTGAATCTACCAAAGGTAAACACTGCACCCTTGTCTTTTGCCTCTGTTAGGAATGAATTAAATGATTTCATTACTTGTCCCATGCTTTTTGTGCAGTAAAGTTGTTGAATGCAAACTCCATTCTGTCTACGAGTTTAACTGCACTTCCTGTTTTATCTATTGCAACGTATCCTTCGGGGTTAACTACCTCGAAACCATTTGCAGTCTTTTTAAAAGTTCCGATACTCTTTACTCTATTTAGGGATTCTATAATCATTTGTTTTGCAACAACCAAATGTCCCATAAATGAAGTAAGATTGGTTATCATTTTCTTTAAACTTCTAAGTTCGTTATAGAGTTGTTCACCGATTTCTCTTTTGATTTCTTTTGTCTTTTCTGTTTTGACTTTACCAACTACTTTGTCTCTCCAATAGTTCTCAAAGTGTTTCATGTATCCGTCATAAGTTGGTTTGTATGAACCACCTCTAATAAGTGTATTACAATATGTTTTGTATGATGCACCAGCACCTTTTCTACCTATCTCTTCCTGTATCTTCATGAACTTTTGTAGGTCATTCTTTTTGATTCCGTGGAATGATTTACCTGTTTTAGATAACTCTTGTGTAAGTGCAAGTGTTTCTTTTGCAGTCATTGAACCTTGACCACTGACATCTTTATAACTTGCGTCGTCAATCCATACGTCTGAATTGTTTCCTAGTTTGGATATGTTTGCACCAAAACTTGCAGATAGGTCTTCTATAGTTCCACCACTATAGGTAGTGTGAAATACGATTCCCATTTTAGAGTTTGCAATCTTTTTACCTAAGTCTGATTCTATATTGACTGCATACATGATTGTATTGGGTTGGAATGTGACAAAAGACTGTCCGTCAATCTTCTGCATTTTCTTATCGTTGGTATACATTAAATCACCTTGCATGATTGTATTCCAAGATAGTTTAGATAAACACTGAAATGAAGTCAAGAATTTTTCTTTCAATGCACCACTTAATTCGTCTGCTTTTTTGATTTCTGATTCTGAAGTATAAAATTTGGGTTCTTTGTTAAAGAGTGATTTCTTTGCAACAAAGAATTGATTAGTTTCGGGGTGTAAACCACAAAAGATAGCAGGAGCTCCGTCCCACTTAACAGTC